ACTATCAGTATATAGTCGTATCCAACCTGCCGTAGATAGACCAACCTTCATCAGAGCATAAGACTTCTGACCAATGATATCGGTGTTGCCAATTCCAAGATTTGTAATCGCTGTTGTCACTCCACTGACGGTGGTTCTTGACTGAGCACCACCCCCTGCTCCAGTGACAGTAGCAATACCAGCAGAGGCAACTACATTCAGACCAGAAGCAAAATTAATTACAGTGGCAGCAGCACCAACACCAACACCATCGTCTTGTATATTAACACCAGTTCCTGCAGCAGTTACATTAGTAAGTGCTGATCCATCTCCAGAGAATGCATCTGCAGATATGGTTCCTGTTACACTTGCTCCACCCTGAAGTCTCACTTCACGATTAAAATCAAACGTACTGCCAGAAGGAGATTGAAACTCAACATTGCCAGTAAAGTTTTGAAGCCATGCAGCACTACCATTATGATAAATTTGGAAGTGAGCTGCTGTTCCGAACATTGCTTTTGCATTGTCCTGGAAAAGCAATCTATTATTTGATCGTTCAAAAACAATATCTCTTCCTGTCGTTATACCAGATAAAACCACATCAGAAGTAAATGTGGTTACTCCAGTTATTGATACATCATCAAAATTACCAGGACCATTAAGAGTTCCATATAAGTTTGCAGCGGTAATTGATCCTGCAGTGGAGACACTATCAGCAGTTACATCGGCAACAATAATACTTGGAGAACCACTAAGACCACCAGCGAGTGTTGCAAATGATGCAGTGTTTGATCCAGTGATTGTGGCAATACCTGCACTCAATATTACGCTAAGGTTATTACCAAAGTTGATTGTCGCTGCAGCACCAACAGGAGAATCACTATCTCTAATCTCAACACCAGATCCAATAGCAGTAACACCAGTCAATGCAGAACCATCCAGAGATGGAAGAGCACCAGTCAACTGACTTGCAGGAAGTGTTCCATAGAATGATGTTGCAGATACAACACCAGCAACAGTCAATGCCTCAGTAATAATAGTAGTTTTAATTCCTACATTACCACTAGAGTTAATAAACTGCCTGATATTACCTTCACCGTCAGACAGAACAACATTATTAGATGATGTTCTAAGATCTAATCCATTTTGATTGCCACTATAGGCACCAAGCAGAACATTATAAGATCCAGATGTCAAGTTCTGTCCTGCTCTATCACCAATAGTGGTATTGTATTGACCAGAATTTACAGCATATTGTGCAAGTTGACCAATAGCAATGTTATGACCAGCACCACTGTTGTTCAAAGATAATGCTTGGTCACCAATAGCGACATTAGCAGCGCCACTACCACCAGTTATATCACCAATTTTTATATTCTCTCCACCAGTTCCAAACTTAATTCTGGAAGGTGCGCTAATCTCACCATTTACTACAATATTACCATCAACATCAACGTTGCCCTTAACCGTGAGCATCTCTGATGGTATGGTTGTACCGATACCAACCTTTGAAGTTGTGCCAATACCAACACCGTTTGTTCCCTCAAAGAATCCTGTTGCACCACCACTGAATACAGCAGTTACAATTGCAACTTGTCCAGTCTGAGAGACAAGAATATTATCACCCGCAGTGATAGTAGTAACACCTGTAGTATTAACACCAGTCAGTTGAGATCCATCACCAACAAATCTCAGAGCAGTTACAATACCTGCAACATTAACATCCGTACCAACACCAAGTGGTAAGTTTACAGATCCACTACCACTCAGGATTTGTACCGACTGTTGATTGTCTGGGGATAAGATATAACCAGAGATTGATTTAAGACTCTGTGCTGTCAGTATTCCAGTAAACTCTGCATCGCTCGCAGCAAATTTTGTTGCTGTAAGAATACCAACATTCAGGTTTGGTGTCCCAGTAAGTCCTGCTGCAGCAGTTGCCAGTCCAGCGATAGAAGCATAATCAGCGGTAGAAGCATTGCCAGCAGCAGTAGCAAATCCAGCAACGTCAGCAAATGTGGAGACACCTACATTAATACCAGTAAGTTCTGATCCATCTCCAACAAACAATCCTCCAGTGATGACACCGACAATTACATTTGGTGCTCCAGTAAGTCCCTGTGCATTAGTTGCTACACCAGCAGTTGTGGCATAGGTAGAGATGCCAGCATAAGGAGCAAACGCTGCCTCTCCTGCTTGTGTTGCATATCCAGCATTAGTTGCTGCCGCTGCTACAGTTGCAAATGCAGCAGACCCAGCGATGGTAGCATAGTCAGCATTGGTTGCTACTCCTGCATTAACAGCATAAGTTGCTACACCAGCAAGACCAGCATAGGTGGATACTCCTGCAAAAGATGCATAGGTAGATACTCCTGCATTGGTGGCATAAGTTGCAATTCCAGCAACGTCAGCGTACCCAGAAACAGTAGCAACTCCAGAGTTCTCGCTGAATGTTACTACGAGACCATCTGAAGTAATGCCAGATAAAGTTGTTGATAATGCAAATGTGTCAACAGCGATTGCATTGATTATCTGACGCTGCTGCTCAAAAGTTGAATTTACTCCTACATTAAATGCGGGCATAGCGATTTCTATCTCCTAAAAAAATAGGAGGGATCGCACAAAGGCAACCCCTCCATAACGAAGTATATGAATTCAACTAATCAGTCGAGGCTGACATTCAGAGTAACTTTGATTTGGTCACCGTTGTTCTGAATGTTGTAAGGACCATTTGTGAATCTCTCAGAGAAGAAGATACTGCTGTAGAGAGTTGCACTTCCAATACCTGTCATTGCAGGAGTGGTGGTAAAGGTGCTTTCATCCTCAGTGGTGTGGATGGTGTAAGTACCAGAGGTTGTAGTGGTGTTAGCAGCACCAGCAGCAACGTAGATTACATCACCAGCGACCAGTCCGTGAGTAGTAGCACCAACGCTTACTTCAGCATAGTTGAAGTAGACAATGTTACCAGTAGCATTCTGAATGTTGTTCTGCAGTTCGCTGCTCAGGTAGACTCTACCAGTCTTCTCATCAATACCAGTGATGGTAGTTCCATCAAGGATAGCAGCAATTTCACCACCAATGTTACCATGGGTGACGCCCATACCAACACAGATGTCTTCAGTGTTCTCTTGGAAGAAGGTAGCAACACCAGATACTGTACCAGTGTTCTTCTGATCAAGAACGATGGTGGTGGTATTCATGATACCAACAACTCTTGCTCCTTCAGCAATTCCAGTACCAATTACTCTCTGTCTAGTATTGATACCAACATTAGAAGATACCGTCAGAGTAAACTCAGATCCAACACCAGCTACAGTTGGAGACCATTGGAATGGGAACAGATCAACGTAAGAGTTGCCAATCGTTCCACTGGTCTGTGCCTTAGAAAGAGTTAGTCCAGTTCCGACATTAACCGCATGTTCAACACCGTTCAGAGAGACAGGCAGGTTGTTTGCTCTGATCAAATAATAACCGTAGATGTTATTAGCAGCAGAGGTAAAGGTGAAAGTCTGCTCAGGATAAGATGCAGTTGTTGTACCAACACCAAACTCAAGTGCTTGGTTGGAGAAGGTAGCAGCGTTCTTTACAGTAAGAACGATAGTGTTACCATCGATTGCCGCAACAACAGCGTTAGTACCGACATTACCGCCGCTTACATAATGACCAACCGCGATATTGGAAACAGAGGATACCGTGATCGTGTACTCGTTAACGTTACCACTACCCGTGGTGGTAGCAATTGGGTTGAGAATGGTTCTTACATTCCATTGACTTCCATTCAGGAAGATTCCATACTGTCTGGTATAATCCTCATCATGACGAGAATTGATGATGGAGGGATAACCTGTAGAAGGTTCTGTACCATAGCCTACAAGACCTGTAGCGTCGTATGGTTCGTAATATGCTGTCTGTGAGGGAACATCAGTCTCAGTTGGAACTGTATTTGAAGTATACAGTTTCAGGATAAGGTTTCTAGGGATATTTCTATCTGAGTTAACCAAGTATCTGAGCGACTGAAGTTCACCATTGTCGGATACTAATAAAGCCATCTGAGTGGACTCCTAATGAACATGTGTTTCCTATGATTTATTTATAAAGTTCTGTAGGTTAGAGGATTAACCTAAGGAATAGTGAGCATTTTTGAATGCCCGTACAAGAGACTACGCTAAAATCTAAAATATCACCAGCAACAATATCTGTCGTCCAGGTAGACAACGACTCGTCTCTATTCTTTTTCTGAGTTGACAACTTGGGATACTCTGTTCCAACAATAGATGTCAAACTATCTGGATAAGTATCATACTTATCCCTCTTAATATCTATAACAATTGAACCTTCGTTCTCTGAAACTAAAGTCCATGATTCAATTCTACCAGATACATCGAGACCAAGAGATCCCTTGACTCCAGTAGTAATATCCTTTGATCCATTATCCAAAACAAAGTTAATCGTTCTGGTTAGATCTGCAACCGTCCTGAGTGCAACACCAAAAAATTCACTACCTGCTGCAGGAGGATTTGTAAAAATAATTTGACTACCACTTACGTTATAGTCAACCCCAGGACTAAGAACCACATCATTAATAGATATGATTAATCCCTGAGCATTTACTGGTGTATATGGATCACCATCAACAGTGAGATCAAAAGTTGTCTTTGTACCATCAAACTGAGATGCAATACTATCAAGAATTAGATTCTGATATTGTACGCTTTTAGATGGTATCTCATAGTTTACACCAATATTATAATCTGGTGTACCAATACTTATATCCTGATCATCATCTAATGTGATTACGTAATCTGCCATTAGAAGCTAACTCCTGGTTGTACTAACACCATACCAGCAACCACCTTTGTTTTGGTTCCGTTCGCAGAAGTAACAAATACATCGTAGACATATCGACCCTCTGCCAGGGTTCCAGTAACAGCATCCGTCATAGAAAGTCTTAACTTTCCTCTGGACCTATCAACAAAAGTTACATCAAAATCATATTTTTTTGTGGCAGTGTAATGCTTCCTCATCTCACTTGAGGCAGTATAACCTAACAAGTTCAAAGGAGATTGATCTTTATTCCGAACAGTAAAATTTACTTGGAAGTCCGTGCCCTGTTCTAGGGTCAGATTCAATGGAACAGCTGCCATTATGATCTACACTGGGTTTCATATATTTATAAACTATCCTCTATACCGTCCTGGCCAAGTAAGTTGCATGCCTGCAATAAGAAGTCCCATGAGGACTATTACATAAAATATACTCATGCTGGATAGTCCCAACTAGTAATTGAATCTGTTTTTGTTTGTGGTCCCCAAGAACCAGATGTGTAAAGATATGGAATAGTATTAATTAAACAACTCTCTCCTGTACACAAAAGATCATCAACAATTCTCCAAGACTCCATAACCTCATCGGCATGAACAAAGTTAGATTGATTACCGTTGATGGCATCGAAGAGAAGTTTTTCATAACCATCAACACCCAACCAATCAGGGTATCTATGGGTAAGAGTCGCTGTCTCAACATTGTCACCATGCCCAGGTGCTTTCATGTCAATACGAATATCAAAGTGTGGATGTGGTTGTAATCTAATTACAATGCGATCATTGTATTCATGTCCATCAAACAATTGTTGAGGAGGTGCTTTGAGTTTAATAACAACTTCTACACACTGGTAAGGCATTTTCTTGCCTGTCATGAAGCGAAAAGGAACTCCTTCCCAACGCCAGTTATCGATGAATAAAGTACCAGAAGCGTAGGTAGGAGTGTGAGACTCAGGATCAACACCCTCTTCATCACGATACCCAATGTACTGCCCAAAAATGGCATCTGTTCCCATCCTTGTTGCAGCAAGAACTTTTGTTTTTTCACGGCGAACCTCCTTAGCGTCCATGCGGCACGGTGCTTCCATTGCTACCAAAGCAAGCACTTGTAGAATATGATTTTGTAGCATGTCACGAACTGCTCCAGCAGTCTCATAGTATTGAGATCTACCATCACAACCAATAGTCTCCGTGGCAAAGATCTGTATCTCATCTATGTAATTGCGGTTCCATAGAGGTTCCAACAGAATATTGCTAAACCGAGTAGCAAGTATGTTGTTAACAGTATCTTTGCCAAGATAATGGTCAATGCGATAGACTTGTTTTTCGCGTAGATGTC